TCTTTTTATGCTTAGGAGAAATTGTGTTTTCATAAAACTTATAACTTAAATCGCTAAAGTCTAATATATAATATCCTTTTATATCATCGGTATCTCCAAAATCCATCTCAAACGGATTACCAATATATAATATGGTTTTATTATCGTATTTTCTTTCATCGCGTAAATGGAAGTGCCCGCTCATAATAAGATCTGCTTTATCAAGTAAAGCGTTAGATTTTAACCCGTGATCACAGAGCTTATAGCTATGCATTTTAAAGCTTTCAATCTCTAAATGACCAAACATCACATCTGCTTTTTCTAGTTTAGATATATCTGCACCCCAGGGTACAAAAGACGCTTTTTTGCCTAGGATCGTACATTGATGAAGATTGCTAATAACCTGAATGTTCTTCCACCCGTTAAGAATAGAAAGAGAATTAACGTCAATTCTATCTTTATAGTATGAATCGTGATTTCCTACTAATATTACTATATTAAAATTTTCCCAAAGTCTAAGAATTTGATTAGCTACATGAATAGTATTGACTGCTATCTCATCACGATAATGGTAAAGATCGCCTAGGATAAACAGATCTTTAATTTTCTTCTTTTCAAGCTCAGTCTTAAGCCATTCATCCCACTTGAGGGCTGTCTCATGCCATACAAGACTGTTTTGATGCACACCGATATTAATGTCGGATATACAACAAACTTTATCTGTACTAAGGGTTATTTCTTTATCAAATTTCACCGGTTTTGTTGTAATTATCATCCCCTGGTTCGACGTAAATGTTGTAGGTGTTACCGTTTTCATCCGGATTAAGCATTAAATCTGTATACACTTTATCACGGTATTCATTTAAAACGGCATGGTGCTTATTTTCTTTCTTAATACGATTAATAAAAGCATGTAACGCAATTGTTGTAAAATAAGAAAAAGGACTAAAGCCTGTATCTAATCTAAACTTTTTATTACGAAGAGCAGAAAACATCTTTACAATTGCATCACCTACCATGTCATCCTTGTAAGTATAGTTAATAAAGTTTGGTGCGTAGCTCAATCCATTGGCAATCTTAGTAATTGCCTCGCCTAGCATAATAGATATATTACCGGTTTTGTAGTAAATGGTAATCTGCTCTTCAAATTCCTTAGGATTAACGTAAAAAGGTTTTTCCTTTTTCTCCTTCTTCTTTTTAATCTCTTTCGATGAATTCTTTGGCTCTGTAACCGATTTTTTCTTTTTCATAAATTTGTATTCTTTTTTGCATATGCTGAATGCCGTAATACAGCTGATCAGATATATCAAAGATTATAAGCTTATCCTTAGTGGAATGCAATCGTAAGCCTCGGCCTATAGACTGCACAGTTTTTATCTTAGCTTTTCCACCGCCCGCAAAAATTAGATAATGTATGTTCTTTACATTAATACCTGTTGAAAATATCTTAGAAATAGCAACAACTATAACATCATTATTCTGTTCCATAAGCTGCTTAATTTTTTCTCTTTCTTCTATTTCAACTTCTCCTCTAATAAAGAAAACTTTTTTATTACTGCATACCTGTGAAAAACATTTATGTAGTATTTCACCATGCTTAATAAAGTCTACTAAAACTAATGCATTCTTGTCAAGCTTAGAAGCAAGTTTAGATAAAAGTTCGTTTCGAAAATTATTTTCAATTATAAAATCTAATTCTTTCTTATAAAAGTCTGTCGGGTTAAAGTTGTTTTTGTCCCTTTTTGGTGTATTATTATATACAATATTAATCATTTGTACAAATGCATTTGAAACATAATTTTCAAGTCTTAAATCAAAACTATTTTTCTCATATATAATAGGGCCGATTTTACCTATAATATTCCATTGGTCTTCTTTTTCTTCTGGAAGAGTACCGGTAAACCCAAATTTATTATTTGTTTTAATTGTTTTAATAATTTTATTAACTTCATTACCTTTGCGTAGTTTATGTACTTCGTCAACAACAAGCATATCAATATTTTCAGTCCACGTTAAGTTAGAATTTTTGCTCTGTAAGATTCCTAAATTTGCGATAATAACATTTGCAGTTAAATCTAGCTTATTCTCGCCGGTCCATTTAGTAAACGAAAATGGAACTTTATAAACAATAAAATCCTTATATGTCTGTTCAACTAATCCTCTATCAGGAACAATTAAGAGGCATTTCAAATTTTCGTTAGAAAATTTATATACTGATGAAATTAATGATGCCATTACTAATGTTTTTCCGCCTGCTGTTGCAAGCACTACTGTTCCTCTACCTGCATTAAGACAGCGCTTAACAATATCCTCTTGATAATCTCTTAAATTAAGCGCTAAACCAAAAGGTGTATCAGTAAAACTACTATTAGTTTTCCATGTACATATAGATGGATTTAGGATTTCATCTATCTTTGAATCAATTTCTAGCTTTGATGTATATTGTTTTTCAACAACAAACTTTTTAATTTCATTTGTAAGACATGGATCAAATCTGCCAGTGGGTGTAATAGCGTAGGTGCGTGTAGGTATATACCTAGAATATCTTCTTAGAAATGCTGCAGCTTTATTTTTTACAGAAAAATTTTCTCGTATTTCTTCAAATTTATCTCCTGATAAAATAGCTTTATTCTTCTTACTATCAAACTCTATTTTTATCATGTAGTTTCTAATTTTTGAATCTCTATTATATTCTTAATATCAAAAGTCATCGAGGCAATAGTTTTTTCAGTTTTTTCTAAAAGCTCAATAACAAGCTGTAAATTTTTAATTTCATCATTAATATTTCTTAGATTAGGCGTTTCGTCCGCGGCATCATTCATAACATTTAGAGTGAGCTTAACAGGGCTAGAATCTTTAATCTTCTTAACCAGAGATTTTTTACTCTCTTCATACTTCTTTTTCTTTTCATTTAATTCAATTTTAGCTCTAATAAGCATACCAGCATATTTGTGTTTAATAGCCGGTAGTTTAAACTGAACTTCTCTGAGATTGAGTTCATCTACTTTTGTGTCCGCTTCAATTTCAGATATAAGCTTCTTAATATCCATTTTTTTATTATATGATATACATTAAATAATTAAAGTGAAAAAGTTTGATATGTTGTTCAGCAAAATAATGGAAGATAATATTGCAGGGTCTGGTGGTGCTTTGGGTACATTCCAGACATCGGATTGGACAAATATTGCTTCAGGTACCCCAGGTACAGACACATATGCTCCTGGTGATTATAGGAGACCTACTGCATTAGGAGCAAAGGTTGTGCGTGGTAAGAGGAAGAAGAAAAAAAATCAAATTTTGATTCAGAGAAGACCTTTTATAAGTATGTAAATGGATTTAGGACACTGGCTTCTGAATGAAGGTGTAATTTTAAAGGAAGATACTTTTGGCTTTATTTACGAAATTACTAATTTAAAAAATAATAAAAAATACATAGGTAAAAAGCAGTGTGTATCTAGACTTAAGAGAAAACCTCTAAAAGGTAAAAAACGAAATAGAATTGATTACAAGGAATCAGATTGGAAAGAATATACTAGTTCATCTGCAGAGTTAAATGAAGATATTGTTAAGTATGGTAAAGAAAATTTTAAGTTTGTTATTCTAAAGACTTGTAATAATAAATGGGAATTGGCATATTTTGAAATAGTAGAGCAAATAAAAAGAGAAGTGCTATTAAACACAGATTATTATAACGGTATAATAAATGTAAGAATTGGGCGGCCACCTAAATCTTTTTTAGAAAATATTGAGTAATATAAAAAATCATTTATACTGAAGTGATGCAATCAGAGCTAGTGATTCCGCAAAACAATATTAATATTATAAGTTTTGCCAAAATATACAAGAATACTTTTGCAGAAGGTTTTCTTAAAAATATTCAAGATTATAGTATAAAAAATATAACATTAAAGAATAAAGACGTGAAGAAGCTTTTTGTACATAATTTAATTTTTTCTATTTGTGAAGAAATAAGGAAAAGTAAAGTTACAGAAAGAAGTATAATATATTTTTCAACTACAAGTTTACCTCATACCTTTCTGAATGATTTCTTAAATGAAGAAGAAATTATTGTTTTTGTAGAAAGCATTCTCAATAAAATTAAAAAGATACTACCTATAAACATAGTTATAACTAGCAATTCATTTGAATATTTTTGTTATTTGATTAATAAAAATAAAGCTGAAGGAATCGATTTATTATACAATATGCTATCTATCATTAGCAACAGTAATACAGAAAAATTTACTTTTCAAAAAATTAAAGCTTTTACTAAGAAATATGGTTTAACGTTTCTTTCTAATGTTTATTTTAATGATATAAAGTCAAAACAACTGCTTATTAAATAATAAATAATAATGTGAGCAAGTTTTTAGATAAATTAGATAACTACTATAAACAGTTAGATGAATGCGGACACGATTCTATTGATAGTTTAGCTGATCAGTTTAAACATGTCCATAGTTATATTCATCCAAAGAGTAAGAAAAAATGTCATTGTTTTATGAGACCTCTTGCTACGGGGTATAGTATAGTTAATATTGATGATGAAGGCATGCCTGTTGGTTCAGAACAAGAAGAAGCTGGTGCCATGGCTCAGCGTAATGTACTGTCTCAGGCTGATATTAATGATATTAATGCTGTAAAAGCAGTAGCTGGTGGAAACGCACGTGGTGGTTTATTTTCTAACCCGCAAAAAGATATTGAATCTGCTTATGGCACTTTGCTTTCTAAATTAGCATCTAAAATTAAAAGAGTAGCAAGCAAAATTAAATGAACAAGTTTAACTCAATTTTAAAGAGGTATGGTGTATTGTTAGAACAAGACCCGGGTGTAGATGTCGCGCAAACAGATGCAGCAATGCCGCCTGCAGATCAAGTTCAAGCTCCAGAGCCAGAGGTACAGCCTCTTTCTTCAGAAGGTGAAGTAATGCTGGTAAGATTGTTAAAGAAGGCTTTGGTATTAAAACCTGATGATGCAGATACCGATACTATTGTTGGTATGCCAGAAGTAAATGCAACAAATGCAAAGCAAACCTTACAAGGTTTAGTTACATTAATTAGAAAATACGACCCTGACACTAGCTTAAGCTAATGAAATTTGATATCTTAGTAGAGAAGATACTATCTACTAAATTTTTAGTAGAACGAGTAGGTAAAAAAATTGTTATATTTCCTGGTGGTTTTCATCCTTTTCATTTAGGGCATAAGAGCGTATTTGATAACATAAAAAATCAATTCCCTGATGCCGACTCATACATTGCTATAACTGATTATACAGAAGATAGACCATTTACTGCTAAAGAAAAAAAGCTTATTATATCTTCAACTGGTGTTGATGGTAAAAAAGTCGTACAAGTAAAGAGTCCTTTCCGTAGTGAAGAAATTTTAAAAAATTATAACCCAGATAAGGATGTTGTAATTTTTGCTATAAGTGAAAAGGAGAGAAATGATCCTAAGAAAGCGGGGTTATTTACTAGAACTAAGAAAGATGGAACACCTTCATATTTTCAAGATTATGATCCCTCGTCTTTACAGACATTTGGCAAGCATGGTTATATATTTGTATTCCCAACAGAAGAGTTTAGTATTGCTGGTAAAAAATTTAAAAGTGCATCTCAGCTAAGAGAATTTTACAAAAGTTTAAAAGATAAAGAAAAGACATCCCTACTTAAAAGTATGTATATAAAAAATATAGATCAAATTAAAAAGTTATTTGATAAAAGATTAGCAGGTAGTTCTGAAGAAAACGAAATGTCGCAATTTATTGATAAAGAGAGAATTAAAGATGAAAATAAAGCATTTGGTGTAGATGGTATATATAAAAACCCACCTTATTTAGTTGATAATGAGATTAGTGTTGGTAGAATGAAGTATTAGCTTTTTGTTTCAATTGCTTTTACAACTTCATATAAAAGCTTCTCAAGATTCTCTTTGCTTTCTTTTTTAAGCATGGATGAAATTTTGGATAAAATATGTTCGGAACCAGAATTGAGTGCAGAAATTAAATTCTCTTCTTCATTTTCTTCGGTAGGCATTGGTTCTTCATCGTGATCAAGGTAATGCTTAACTGAGTTTAAATAATCAGCAGCTTTAGTAATCTTTGAAGATACCCATGCTTCAACGTCAGACTTATCTTTAAGTGAATTATAGATACTAATAGCATGGTATACAGCATTATAAAGCTCACTTTTAGCCATGTCTACATCATCATGACCATTATTACTATGTGTTGCACAATCGTGGCATTCACATTCTTCAGAATGAGGCGGCTTTTTAATCTTTAAAACCGTAGGTACATTTGTGGAAATACCTTGGCTTGAATCAGCCTGTGGTCCAAGATCAACTGTTCCTTCTGTAACAACAGTTAAATAAGCGTTATTCAGCTTTAATAAATCATCTCTGAACATATAAATATTTATTAGATATGAAGAGTTTTTCTAAAATTTTTGCCGAATCAATTTCAAATGAAATTAAATTTATAGAGGAAAAAAAGTCGGCACGCTGTACAAAATCAACCCAAAAGGCTTCCTCTACTCGTCCGGGGAAGAAGTGGATGAAGTGTGTAAAATCAGGTAGTGGATACAAGAGAATTCATTGGGGGCAAGCAGGGGTTAGAGTAACAGGTAAGTCTGGTAATACAAAGCGTAAGAAATCATTTAGAGCGCGTCATAAGTGTAGCTCTGCTAAGCCTGGTACTCCGAGATACCAAGCATGTAAGGATTGGTAATGAGAATCTTTAATGCCGGGGTAAATCAATCTGCTGAGGAAAACGAAGAGCGTAGATTAGATCCAAAATGTTGGGCTGGTTACCGCAAGGCTGGGACAAAGTTAAAGGACGATGTAAGAGTTAATAAGTGTGTCAAAGTAAAAAAGAAGAAATAAGTTTAATTCGAAAAAAAAGTTATAAGTATTTGAGTGAAATACTATAAGAAAAGTCAGCTTAAGTCTGATATTGAGTATGTTCAGCTGACATCAGATTTCATTTTAAATCTATATGAGAAAACTAAAGAAATGAAAAAAGATGATAAGAATATAATGATGGATCATATTCAGAATTTTTCACAGCATTTAAATGAGTATATAGAGAAGCCTAATAAGATTTCATTGCTTAAGAAGTAATAAATATATACATGATAAGCTTTAAAACATACTTAGAATATAAAGTTTTAAAGTTATATGAAACAATCTATTTAGAAAATATTGTTAAATTAAAAAAAATGTAAGAAACAGGAAATAATATAAATAATGTATAAAAAA